CAGAAGGCGGTGGCCCGGATGCAGCTCCTGGGCCAGTCCCCTTTCATCAACCAGGCCGAGCTGGTCAAGAGCGTCCTTGAACTCGACGACCCCAGCCTGGTGCGCCGGCTGGTGCAGGACCCGCAGATGAACCAGCAGGAACAGCGCGAGGAGCAGGCCAAGGAACTGGCCGCCATGCTTTCGACCGCCTTCCCGATCGCAATCAAGCCGACCGACGACCACAAGGCCCACCTCGAGGTGCTCTTTGACTTTCAGGCCGCCGCGGAGAACGGTTTCCGTCCGGTCGATCCAGCCGCAGCCCAGGCCATTGGCCAGCATGTCCAGCAGCACCTTCAGGCTCTCGAGCAGATCTATCCCAACACCGCCCGGGCCATCAACGCCCAGCTCCGCAAGATGGCGAAAGCCCAGGAGCGGGAAGCCCAGCAGCTTGGCGGTCCGGCCGGACAACTTCCGCCGCCGCAACCCATGGCCCCGGCCGCTCCGGCCGGCATGGCGGTGTGACCTCCCTTGGCTGGGCGCACATCGCGCCCTGCACCGATCCCAACCTCAACCAGGTCTACGGACCCTCGGCCACCGGGCCGATCCTTTTGCCGCTGGGCGAAAAAGGTGAAGTCGTTCTGGCCAAAGCCAAGCAGACCGAGGCCGAGAGGCTGGAATGCAAAAAGCGCGGTGCCGAATGAAGCATATTTACGAGAGTCCCAGGTTCGGCGAGAACTGGTTTGATTTCCCGGACGTCTACCGCCGCATGGTCAAAAACTGCCGTCCTGACGGGATTCTCGTGGAGGTCGGTTGCTGGAAGGGTCGGTCCACATCCTTCCTTTTGGTCGAGGCATACAATCAAAGCCCCGCCATCGAGGTCTACGCCGTCGACACCTGGTCCGGCAGCCCCGAGCAGCAAAACGATCCCCATGTGAAGGCCGGGACGCTCTTTGACGAGTTTATGGAAAATGTCCGGCCTTTGGCCAGGAACCTGGTGGCTTTGCGGATAAACAGCCCCAAGGCAGCCAACTTCTTTGCCGATCAGTCCCTAGACGGAGTCTTTATCGATGCCGCCCATGAGGAGGAGGCCGTGCGGGCCGACATCGTCGGATGGCTTCCCAAGGTGCGCCCGGGCGGAATCCTGGCCGGGCACGACCATGACTGCCACTGGCCCGGGGTGGAGAAGGCCGTCAAGGCCACCCTTCCCCGGGTCGAGATCATGGGCAAGTGCTGGGTTCTGGTGGTCGCATGAAAGACCTGCTCCTCTACATCCACACCCACAAGCCGTTCTTTCACCCGCCCTGCGAGTGGCAGCCGGTGCTGGCCAATCAACCCGTCGAGGGCGCGGAGCTGGTCCCGCCGGCGATGCCGGGGGTCAGGCTGGATGAGTTTGACTCCTTTGCCCGGGTGGCCAGGCAGCGCGAGGCCGTCCATGTCGGTGTCTGCCACTACCGCAGGCGGCCGCTCTTCATCAACCACGTCCACTGCGAAAAACCCAAAGTCTATGCCGGACCGCCCGAGGAGTCCGTGCCCGTTCTGACGCTGCCGATCCAGGCCGACTCGGCCCTAGACATCCTCAAAAGCCACGACGTCATCCAGTACCGCCCCAGTATTCTTAAGGTCAATCACCGGGAACAGTGGGGAATGTATTCCGACCCGAAGGCGTGGACCATCTTCACCGGCGTACTGGCGGGTCTTGGGATGGGCTCCAGCCTTGGTTTCTATGAACAAAGCAATGCCCACGTCTGGGCCGGGCTCATGGTCTGCCGGCATGAACTCTTTGCCGAGTTCACCCATGTCGCCCTCAACGTGGCCCGCATCCTGATGAACGATCCAGACTTTCTTGATTTGATGAAGGACGAAAAGAACGCACGGGTTCCGGCCCTGCTTCTGGAGAGGCTGGTTCCCTTCTATGTTTTTCACCGCCGGTTGCGGTCCGCCTTCGTGCCATGCGTCTGCCTGGAGCCAAACATATGATCCGGTGGCTGCGGGCCGTGTATAACGCGGCGCGTCATATCCAGTGGTCCGACGAGCCGGAATGGACCGAGGACAACGCCCGGGAGCTGACCGCCTTCATGCGCTCCCCTTCCGGGATTAGGCTGGCGGCCATCCTGCGGAACATGACAATCCGTCAAGATTCTTCTGCGGTTGCCAAGGGAAATTTGACAGCTTGCGGCTTCGCAGTAGGGTTTCGGGCAGCAGTGGCGGTGATCGATTCCTTGGGGATCGGGGCCGCCCATCCCGAGGCAAGGGGTGACGAGGAGGGTGCCGCGGAGTAACAGGACTCGTCGACATTCCCGGCTTGGGCCGCTGACCGCCCGAGTGCAGGAGTAAAAGGGGGCAGCATGGGTGAGAAGACACTGGCAGAGGAAGGGGCTGAACTAAGGAAGCTGGCGATGATCGAGGACGGGGTGATCCCGGCCGAGGCCAAAGCCCAAACCGAGGCGCAGCCGGAACCAAAGCAAGCGGAGCATTCCGATGAGCAACCCGCGGCTCAGTCCGACACCAAAACCGAAAGCACCGCCGCCGAGGCAGTTTCCTCGGATCAAACGGAGGGCGCTGAAAGTTCTTTAACAACGACCGAATCCACCAAGCCGGCTGAGTCTTCCGGGGAGAAGCCCGCGGAGAAACAGCCCAGCAAGTTTGAGAAGGCCAAGAGCCGGCAGCAGAAGGAGTGGGAGGCCATCCAGGAGGAGAAGGCCCGCCAGAAGGCCGAGCGCGACAGGCTCGAGTCCGAGAGGCAGGCATTCCTCCGGGAACGCGAGGAGGCCAGAAAGCAGGACTCCTCCAGCAAGAGCTTCGGGGCCGAGGACTACCGGAAAGCCGCCAAGGACTTCCGTGAGGAGGGCCGCGATGACCTTGCCAAGGCCGCCGAGGAAAAGGCCGCCAAGCTCGAGGCCGAGGCCAAGGAGGCCCAGGAGCGCCAGTGGCGCGAGCAGTCCGAGAAAGCCTGGAACGACAACCTCGTTTCCGTGGCCGAAAAACACCCGGACCTCAAGGACGCCAACTCCAAGCTCCACAAGAAAGTCTCCGAACTGCTGAAGACCAACGCGGTGCTGAGAAGCTATCCGCTCGGGATCGTCGACGCCGTCAAGGTTGCGACGCTCGAGCTCGAAGCGGAAAACTCAGCCGGCTTGAAGGATGAGGTTGAAAAACTCCGCAAAGAAAACGTGGAGTTCAAAAAACGGCTGCAACCCGCCGTGGGCGCACCGGCCACGCCGGCCGCCAAGAAGCGATTTGAGGATCTGAACCTCAAGGAGCAGGGCGAGTTCCTCCGCAATGCGGCACAGGAATTCGACCGGGCGGGTTAAGCCAATAGGAGTAAAATCAAATGGCACTAGTTACCTCTGGATCGCTCGCTGACAGCTATCAGAAGTATTTCTCGAAAATGCTTCTGGAGCGGCAGCTCCCGATCCTTCAAATGGAGCAGTTCGGCGTCAAAGCCACCCTGCCCCGCAAAAACGGCAACAAGGAAGTAACCTTTTTCCGTTACGACAACCCGAGCATCTCCAACATCGTGGAGATCACCTCGGAAGGCACTAACCCCGGAAGCAACGAGCGTCAGCTCACCCTGTCCACAGTCGTGGGCTCGCTAAAGCAGTATGCTTCTCTCGTGAAGTTGAGCACGTTGCTCGAAGCCACGAATCTTTTCGATTCGTTGAGCCAGGCGACGACCCAGCTCTCGGAAGACCACGCGCTCCACGCCGACACGCTTGTCCACCGGGTTCTGACGCTGAACAACACCGACGGCACTGGCACCGCCAGCACCGCGGCGTTCCATCGTTATGCCCAAAACGGCACGACATCCTCGGCCTTCATCGCAGCCACGGCGGCCAATTCGGCCTTCACCGCGCTCGATCTGTTGGACGCGGTCACGTCGCTCCGGGTTGACAAGGCCCCGACCATCAAGGGCGGTTACGTCCTGGTGGCCGATCCGCGCACGGCCCGGTCCATCCTCAACGATGACGACTACATCCAGGCGCACCACTACAACAACACCGACAGCCTGCTCAAGGGCGAGGTTGGCACTTACTACGGGATCAAGACGCTGCTTTCGCACAACGTCCTGTCCTACGGTTCGTCCACCAGCACCACCCTCGGCAGCGCGGGTGCGTACAACTCCAGCACCACTCCGTTCCTCGCGAACATCGTGCTGGGTGACCAGGCGTTTGGCGTTCCCAGCCTCACCGGCGACTCGCCCTACAGCCCGAAGGTGCTCCTGAGCACCGGCCCCGACAAGAACGATCCCCTGGATCTCCAGACGGTCGTGGCCCTGAAGACCTACTACACGGCGGTTCGCCTGAACACGGCGTTCTACCGGGTGGTCTTCAGCCGGTCGGAAGTCTAACCATCATGGGCCTTCTGGTAATCACCATGGGTCCTGAGGCGGAAGCCCGGGGGATGAAAAACTCCCCCGGGCCGAAGCCCAAAAAGAAGGAGGCCGCTATGGCCGAAGTTTTGATTCCGCTGGAAAACCTGTCCGTCCAGGACGGCGAGGAAATGACCGAGCCATCCGTGGGGGACAAGGTCGAGCTGACCGGAGAGGTCACGGAGATCCGGGACGGCAAAGCCGTTGTCCGGGTGACCGAGGCCGAGACCGAGGAAGCCGAAATGGAAGCGGAGCCGACCAAGGAACCGACCCTCGAAGAAGAGGGCGCGGCACTCCGTCAGTTGGCCGAGCAGGAGGACGCGCAAGCCTGATGCCCGTGTACGAATACCAGGACACGGAAACCGGAACCATCGTCACGATGGAGCGACCGGTGGCCGAAAGGGACCGGGTCCCTTCCCGCTACCGCCGCACCGGATTCCCGTCCAGGTTCGCACTCAAGGGCGTCGGGGACGTTCCATACCATCCGGCAGCCCCGGATGGACGTAACGTCCTGGCAGGCTACTACGCGCAGGAACAGAAACTCGGGAGCCGGTTCCGGCCAGGGCACCGACCCGAGACCATCAAGAAAGCCTGGCAGAACCACAGGAGCCCAGATCCAACATGAGCCAAGAGAACATCCGTCGGGAACTGGCCGCCAAGCGCGGCCCCATCCGTATCGACAGCAAGGCCGAGACCGTCGCGCTCGACTTCACCACATCCGCCACCACCGGCACCTTTGATGCCGGCACCTGCGTGGTCGGCTTGAAGGTCGAGATCAACGGCACCGCCTACAAGATTCCGGCCTACACCGTCTAATTTTATGGCGCGCCTACAATCCCGCTCGGTCCTGGGCGAGGCGGGCACGGTTTTCGTGACGTCCGGCACATCCACCGACAGTTACGACGCCGTCACCGCCTTGTCCGCCGGCACCGCCAGCATCACCGTCTCCGGCTCCACCGGGACGGGTTTGGCCATTGCGGCCGGGGTGACCGTCTTTGGCGACATCTCCCAGATCGTCGTCACGGCCGGCGGCCCCTTCGCAGCCTACAAGCGGACCGCCTAGTCCGCCGCCTACCATGGGCCGGCAACTCGAGACCATCATCGACAGCCTGGGCACGGTCACGCTCGGCACACTGAATGCCAGCATCGACCTGACCCCGGTCACCGCAGACACCGGAGCCATCGAGACGGACACCGCCTCGATGGAGGCCAACCTGGCCAGTCTGACCACCGACGTCGCCAACGGCGTCACGGTTTCAGGTACCGTCAGTGTGGCTGTCACGGGTGGGACCATCACCACCGGAACGGTGACCGCCAAGGCCGTTGCGGGTGCCCTCACCAGGGCAACCTTGTCTGCCGGCACCACTATGGGGACTCTTTTCGCCAGCAATGCGAACCGCAACTACCTGCTGGTCCAGTGCACGTCCGGTACCGCCTTTCTGGACACCGACGGATCTGCGGCCACCACCACCGGCGTTCAGTTGACCAGTGGCCAGGGCATCGTTTGGGAAAGTTCATTCATCCCGACTGGAGCCGTTGTGGCCATCACCAGCTCCGGCACGGCAGTCCTAGTCGGGCGGGAGGGTTAACCCATGCCCTTCTTCGGCGGCGGCGG